ATCTTCTCCAAATGGATAATCTGTAGCTTTTTTCTCTCCCTTTTGAGACGGCCTCACCCAATCTTCAGCGTGCTCGCCGTGTTTTTCAGTGACCATACTGCCACTATCCTCTGTCTCTTCTGTCAGTGGAGGTCCGCCGCTCGGCCCACCCAAAGCGGATGCCAATTCAGCTTCAGGTCCGCCGCCTGGACCTCCCGGCCCACCCATATCAGGCATTCCACCAAGACCGCCCATTGGAGGCCCGCCCATATCCATAGGGCCACCAGGTCCGCCTTGTTGGTCAGCTTTCGGGTTAATTTTCTGGAATGGTTTGGCTGGATCATTGCCCTCTTCTTCAATACTCTTGAATCTCCAGTTTTGTTTGGAGTCTTCAACAAGCTGACTAAGTAATTCTTCACCTTCATCATCCGCCAACTTAAAGACGTTCTTGTAAATCCATTGTTTGGAAAATATCTTGGCTTCCATCATATTTTTTGCCAAATCAGTCTTCGCTGTCCACAACTCAACCTTTTCTTTTTCGAAGATGGTCGATGGATTGGTAAGCTCAATATGAAACTGAACAAGACTTTCATCTTTATAGCCCTGGGAATACAGATGGACAATCGCGATTTTTTCCAACTCAGAAATAAACGTCTTCTGCATTCTCTGAATGGTTCGTGCGAAACGAACGTCTTCGGAAGCCAAAGTAGCCTTGCCGGAAAGTTCTTCTTCATACCCCAAAAACGCCTTGGGGATTTTGAGCGCAGCCATTAACTTATTGCGGAGATACTCAATATCGTCAATACCAGTCCACTCCAAACCGCCCAAAGTTTCTATGGATGTTCCACTATCAGAACCACGAACGGGCAGAATGAAATCCTCAACCATGTTTTGCAGGTTGAAACGGAGATTGTAATCGCCTGTGTTTGGATCAACATACGGAACCTTCTTCATTTTAGAAACCGCTTTTTCCACATAGGCATCAACATCCTGTGGAGGAATATTACCGATATCCAGCTTGAAAATACGCTTTTCAGGAGCACGCATGATACGATGAATCAACATGGCGTCTTCCATCAAAGACAACTGTTTCCAAACACGCCGGGCGCCTTCGATCATGGATTTACCATACGGTAGAAAGTTAGAATCGGAAAGCAAACGAAAATGTGCTGTCTCAAAAAACTCAAGGGTTTCCACCTGAGAAGTGTCTGTCGGGCGGATTTGGAACTTGACGTAGTTCTTATTAACAGGATCGGAGTTTTCGATACGCTCTACGTTATAGGCGGAAATAGGTTCCACTTGATAAACACCATACTCAGGAGAAATGTAAAGACGAAGGTAGAAATCGCCGTATTTGGACATGTTTCTCAACCAAGACCAGCCGTTATGCTCAATGTTTAAAATGTCGTAAAATAGATTGTGAAGAATGCCCTTGATATTATCATCCTCCGCATGGACCACCAGAATCTTACCCATTTCGTTCATCGTTAAACATTCATCTGCATAAATATCGAGTGCACTAGCGAGGATTGGATCCATATCCATTGTATTTCCCACGATACAACTATCCGTTGCGAAGTTATGATATTCTTCCACTGTAACATCATAAACATCAACTTCCCCCACACTTTCAATTGATACTATTTTGTGGTTTAAAGTTGTTTCGATTTCTTGTTTAAAGGATTTCCAATCATACCCTTCTTTTTTCAGACGGTTTTGAAGAGTAGAATGATCGCAATGAATATGTTTAATAAAATCCCACAGATTTATTTTTGAGTTTTCTTTGTAAAACTCAAATGCTTTTTCTTTAACGTTGGAAAATGTTATGTCTCCACGATATTTTGGATTATGTTCACCCGTTTGATTTCTATCCTTAAATACTTCTTTGAGAGTTTTTGACCTTTTCTCATTTGATTTATCAGAATGAGTTTTTCCAAAAAATGGGTTGTTCTCTCCACTTCTCTCACCATTCCAATAATGAAATACTCGGTTTTTATATCCATCCGAATTTCTAACTTTTTCGAGTGTTTTTGGTTTGTTTTCTGGCGACCACAACTTATCGGCAATAATTTTACAATGATATGCTTTATGTTCAGATTCCGTCATTATTTGAAGGTTATCTGGAGAATTATTAGTCTTATCAAAATCCTTGTGATGAACTACTTCATCTTTATCCAATTGCTTATTAAATTGTTCCGCTACAATTTTGTGTTCAGATTGCCATCCTTTACTAAAATTATAAACATGTCTATAACCACGACCATAAAAATCCTTTTGATAGAATGGCATCACCGAATCTCCAACCCGGAGTTCATAAATCATTTTATATGACCCGTCTCTCATCATAAATGGATGCTTCAAACTTCCAACGACAGATTGCCCATTATCAAAAGTTACCTTGTATCCTATACGAGTTCCTTTCTTCTTCCTCGGGTGATATGCTTTTCCAAGTTTTATGGAATTAGTCTCATGGTCGTATGAGAATACCCAAAACCTTTCTTGTGGTTTGTCCTTATATTTTTCAGCCAATTCCTTGATGGTAGGCTTAGACCCATCTGGTAATGGAACAATGGTATTTGGTCCTACACAGTCATAATCACGAAACAAATCAATACGAGCCGCTTGATAGGATAGGGCAAAATCGCGGGTGTAAGCATTATAAGCGGTGGAACGAACACGATTAAACCTATCTCTTAGGCTGTTGCGGTCAGTGGCATACATCAGGTCGCTGGTATCTTTGACCTTAAGTTTCTTACCACCGATGTTACGAACAACCGCACCGGATGAAAAGAGCTGTTTCAATCGTGAAAACAGCGAACGCTCTTTCACGTCGATTTCATCATTATTGTATGCTTTGTTTTGTGGGCGCAACGGGCTGCCTAATGCCATAGTATCATCCTTTCGATTTTGTTATGTGTATGTGTAAAGACTGCCATAAAGTATAAATAGAAGTGATTACTTTAGAAGCCAGGTCAAATCTTCGGTCTTACCCTGTCCATAACCTATTTTCATTCTCCACTGCTCCTGACCAACCGCTTGTTGTTTCGCGGTATAAATGGGTGTTTGGTCTGGTTGCGGAACGTGAATACCATCCAACATTTTCTTGGTAAGATAGATTCCCTGCTCACGTAATCTTAAAGCGGTATCTCTCACCCACAATCCTATACCCAATGACATAGCCAAATCGTCATTGTAATTTTCAGCGGCTTGAGCCTTTCCGTTTTCGAATATGAAGGTTTTCAGTTCGTTGATCGTTCGAATGGATCGTATAATCACGGATCTTTCTCTGAAATATGCTTCCAATTTATTCACCACCAATTGTCTCGTCCCCACATTAGTTGAAAAACCTGGTTGAAGTTTTTTATCATCATGGGCAAATCTATTGGTAAGTTGTTTCTCAACATCCACTATTTTTAGGTCCGAAGAACTATAGAAGGTATTCTTGTATTGTCGGTCCCGTATTTGTTGAAGAACCGCCCAACCAATATTTTCTCGTTCAACAATCAGGAGAGCGTCATTATATTCAGTTGCCAAAACTACAAGAAGATCACCGAAATCCTTGGTCGGTATTTGGTCTTGAAACTCAGCGACTTGTTCCAGGGTTTCCACATCCAACACATGCGCAGCCGAATAATCTGAACCATCGCCACGAGCCACGTCGGCGCAGACAATGTAATCATGGCCGTCTTCTGGCAGACTGAAAATCCATAGGGATTGACCCCGCCTCATTTCGATTGGGTCTTTGACTCTAGTTTCTTCATACTCCTTGAGGATCATCAGGTCAATGACGCTATTTCCTGAAGTGAGAAAGTCGCAATCACATTCCTGTGATGCGGCTCTTTTACCCAACTGCTTGTCCTGTTCCTCTCTCCATGTTTGATCACGCTCCGGATGAAGATTCCAAGGTAGTCGAAGCGTATGGAAGTCGTTTTTCTTTCGTTCCGCTTCAACCCATTTGCGGTGGAACCAGTTTCCCACACCATTCGGAGTCGATAGAACGACCGCACGGCCACCGGTAGAAAGTGTATTATAAGCCGAAGTCCAAATATCTTCGGCTTCATCGATGAAAGCCGCTTCATCCAACACCAACAAACTCAAAGCCATAGAACGGCCAGCATCTGTTGCCGATGAAGTCGCCTTAATAGCCGACCCATTTTTAAATCGCAACGACAAGCGGTTGTCCTCAATCGCCGGAACCTTGAGCCAAGACGGTAGGTGATCATTCGCAAACCTAACCTTAGTGACGATTTCCTTGGATACTTCCTGTTTGATGGATATGATAAGGATGTTTTTGTCGCTGTTGAAAATCATCATCCATAAGGAATAGGCTGATATCAAAGTTGTAATACCCAACTGACGGGACTTGAGAATCAACTCAAAACGATAGTCTATAACCTCCTTCAGTGTGGATTCCTGAAATGGATAGAGGTCAAAAGCGATTGTACCTCGATGTGGATGTTGGATCTTTACATA